GGCGTGCTGCTTTCCAAAGTCGAGGCCTCCTACGATAGACAGGCGACCCTTGCGAGCATTGCGGCCAGGGGTTGTATAATCAGCAATATCCCTGTTATCATCGTAGAGAGTCTTGAGGCGGGATTCATCAATGAACTGCCCGCGCTCCAATATCCAAACATTGCAATACGACATCTTGAACTCGTCAGAGTTTTCGCCCAGCTTGCGCTTCTGCGTTTCAATGTACTTGGCATAAAACGCATTCTCAGCGGCGGCTTCCTTGTAATCAACCTCGAAGTGCCTCTTGTTACCACCAAGGGCGAACGCACGCTTATTCTGTTGGATGGCAAGGTAGAAGTAGCATTTGCCAATGCTAGCGGTCCCAAGGTGGATGACCGTAGCGTTTGTGGACGCGCCCATCGGCAGGATGGATTTTCTGATAACAGCGTCACTGATTCTCTGCGTCTCGTCCGTCACGATCAAATGGTAAGCACCACCTTCGATGCTCGCCTGATCGCTAGCTGTATTGGCTTCGCACATTGACCCATTGGTAAGGCTGCAACGCTTACCGTTGCTAACAGAGAACTCCAACTCAAGCGCCCTAAGAATCTCCTTCGTCTCGGGGCGTTCAAGGAAGTCTCTGATTCGATTGTATATGATATCAGCTTGCTCCTTCTTAGGACCGAAGCAGCCGATCTTGAATCCCGTGGCGTAACCAAGCACGCGACCAGTGCGCTTGTCAAGAAGTACAAAGCGTGAGTCGCCGGGATACATTTTTGCTAACAGCGGAATCAGTACCATGCAGGCGGCGCACACTACGCTGATAACTTCTGACTTACCTGACTGGCGGCTGAACTCCGCTGTTAGCACATCACCATTATTTTGCAGTATGGACTCGAAGCAGGCGAACGCTGCCTGCATCTGATAGTTGTAGAGAGTCCTGCCTGATAACAAACAACCAAGTTGAATGAATACCCAGCAAAGGTCTTCGGTTGAAAGCGGGCATGTATGATCAGCAGGAGCGTCAGGTAGACTGCCAAGCGGTGTTTGCATGTGGGCCTCGTTAGCACGAGGATATATGCAAACTTTGGCGGTTCAATTGCCAACCGCCCTGCGCGGCACAACGAG